GCAAAAATGAAACAAATTTTAGACGATTACGCACAGATAATTGATGTGACTCCATCAGCTATAACTTCTGAATCTTCTTCACCCACTGACGAGGAATCATCGTCCGATCCCCAAAAGTAATACCATCTTCATCTTTGTCGTAAGACGCAAACATCTTGATATGTTTATCAGTCTTCTCATACAACCAACCTTCATTTACAGGCGTAGCTAACTTCATCTTATTAAATTCTTTCTCATTAGCCCAGCCAGAGTCACTAACGCAGTCGACCCACTCCACTCTGACTTTCTGAAAAGGTATATCCGGTGTGGTTTCAGTGATGATAGCTTTACGTCTTTTTCTAGGCATAAACTTTTATACTATATAAACCTTTTCAAACCAAAATCATTTTTGACAATGGATGAAAAAAATCTCATGGTACGTGGAACTTTTTTTAACTTTGGGCAAATTTGCTATATATATAGCGAATTCTAAGCCGAAAAAAAAGTTCCATGGAGGTTCCACGGTTCCATGGTCCGTGCTCCATGAACCCTGATACTTTAGAATTATTCTAAAGTACCTGCTTATTTGCCTTAATCTTGCCATAATGTAGCTCAATTACTGCCAACTTTTCTTCAGCCGCTGACATCGCTTCCAACAGTTTATCCACTTCACCTGTGATATCTGGATGCTCTGGTATAATTAACTCTTGCTCACTGTAGCAATTTATCTTATACTTCGCGTCCTCAATCTCGGCTGTATATCTTTTGATCAGCACGTTCTTTAGCTTCTCGTTCATATTTCTCCTCCTTATCCTGTAGAACTTTCTCTAGTTTTTGCATCAAGTGTACCAAATTCACCCTTGTAAGGGCCTCTGCGGCATTCACAGCTGCATTAAAGTTGTCGTCCTGGTACTTCTTAATCTTGTTTTTGGTGTGAATCTCCGGAATCCCCCACCTCGTTTGATCTGTCATATTTTTTATACTCCTCTATTAATTTTTTCGATGGATGCCATACATCAACTATTGCATGACAGTTAGGACACGATAAATTAGTAACTATATCATAATCCTCATTATCCTCGGTATCGTGATCACCACCCCATATCAATTGATGTCCACAGTGCCAACAGTTCATTAATCCATTGCCTCAAACTTACAGCTAACACACATTCCCCAGCCAGCCTCTTCATCTCTAACTGTCATGTATTCTCCACATCCACCTTCACACATAACATTTGATAATTCAAATATATCTTCATCAGCTTCACCATCTTTGACCATTTGTATTTTATGCTCTCTCGCTCTCTCGTCTTCTTTCTCCATCTCTTTCATTTGATGCCATTTCATTACTCCCATTATTCCTCCTTTTCTTGAAAGTCCTCTACTTTCATTGGTTCTTTGAGTTGTTTTTCACTAAACATTAAGTCATGATACATGTCTAATCTCTTCAAAAACTTATGTTTCCATAGTCTTAATTCTGCATCTTGTAACTTAAATTCTTGGTAATATAGGTCAGGAGTACACATCATGATCACTCCTTGACGAATCGTTGACCCATGCACATAATCATGAGCCATTGCATATGCTGCAATTTGTAAATAATAATCTTCAATCCATTCTTTCTTTTTAGGTCTATTGGCCTGTTTAAAATCAACTATGGTCTCCATGTCATTGTGCATGCATACAAGGTCCGTAGAGCCCGCGTAAAGGCCAGGATAGTGTAATGTGACCTCTGACCCGAAATATTCATCAACCGGCGTTAAACCAACGTCTATGATCTTCTGAGCCATAGGTTTTGCTTCCACCCCAATTGGACTTAAATCATCATAACCAACCCCTGTAATATGTGTTTCTATAAATTTATGCATAGAGGTACCTCTTTTACTGCTATGATTTTTAATCTGTTCTGCCTTAATTTCGCCAACTTTAGCTTTCCAATCTTTTATAAATTGTTGATCCTTAGTCTTACCGAGTATGGTTGTAACAGAAGGTAATCTCCCACCACCAAAATCATAGGTCCGTGTTCCGTGGTGCTCGTACATTTGTCCGGACATGTATCTATATTTATCAGACTTCTTCATTTAAGAATCCTTTCATACTTTTCACATATCCTACTAATGATAGCTTCAATTCTTCTTTCACGTTTGCTAACAATTAAATGAGGGTATCTTTTTTTATCTGTTAACTTATTTAAAAAATATACTACTCTATCTTTTTTCATACCAAAATACTCTATTCAAAATCCATTTTATAAGTTGTATGAGTTTATCTCTTATTAATTTATTAAAACAATATCGTCCTACTCGAACTAATATTAAAATTGGACTGGCAATTACATCAAAGATAATCAACATGATATCAACGCTCATGTCGATCACGTTGTCTGAGTTCATCAGACTCCGTATCTTTCTTTTTCTTTTTACCAAAAATTTCATCATATCGCTTACGATATACCTCATTTGAAACTCTTGATCTACCGTCCCATTTACGTCCTGTTTCTTTTTTACTCATTCTTCATCCACATTTTATAATGTTCAAAATCAACTACATTATCTCTAGTTAAAATTTCTTTAGAATAATGTTCAATGACTTGTTGTATTTTAGGTAACTTAGTATGTGCATAGGGCCAAAGAAGTCTACACACATAAAATGCATCTCTGAATGTACAACGCCATCGGTATTGCATCAAGTACTTTGTACCATTCTTACGTAAACCTTTACGTGGTTTCTTGGTCAGTGTACCACAACCTAGAACTTCAGTAACCCAACGAAGTACAGACTCATCAGTCATAGAAATTTCCATACTGATACGCCAACAATCATACGTACCCGATCGTTTCTTTTCTTTACGTTTCTTGATATCGATACTTCCTTCACCATCAAAGAGTCCTGCAATATATGCTATATCAGATTCTCTAATCATACAACCCTCGTACTTTCCGTGCACGTACTTGCACAAGGGCAAAGGCTCGAATACTCAGGGTATGGTTCTAGCAATCCCGATACGTAACCCTCAGAGGTATTTAGCGCGTAGCATTTTGTGAACTTGAGGCTCGTCCTTTTCAACATCATAAATTTTTTCAATGTACCTTCTCCTCTTCATATTCATACAATTCACCTTGTGAATCACAGTCCCAACATTGAACAATTCTTAGTTCTTCATCGTAAACAGAGTCAGC